GTGGCAATCAGCTCTATGCCTGTCTGAGTATATGAACTTGGCATTTTGGTTCCTTACGCCGCGATTTCAGTCCAGATGGTGCCGACTGAGGGTGTAATCTCAGTATAAACAGTTCCGGGGTCTGGGACAATCCTGCCCCACACTAGCACAGGTTTGACAAGTCCTGTAGCCGAAACGCCAATAACGAAAACATTGGCATCACAGATAGTGGTAACCTGACCAACCTGTCCAGTCCCGCTAACACCAGTGACGCTGACGTTTGCCTCGCCAACGATGGAAACGCTTCCAACGCCACCAGTAGCCTCAACCCCGGTAACGCTGACCGAGACAGATTCCTGCACGCCAGCCGTGCCTACGGCCCCAACGGCCTCAACGCCTGTAACGTTTACAGATACGCCTGAGCCCTCAGAGACGGTAACGCTTCCAACTTCACCAGATGCGGCAACGCCAGTGACAACCGCAAAGCCATCAGCCTCAACGGTTGCCGTCCCGACTTCACCAGACCCAGAGACGCCAGTAACACTGACAGACACATTCTCGGTTGTAGTAACCGCGACGCTGCCGACTTCGCCAGTGGCAAAGCCAACAGCAACACTGCCTTCGCCCCAAGCGAGTTCGCCGAACCCCGCTCGGCCCCAGCCGCTAAAGGGGACGACGACATCTGTCATGTCTTAGGCGATCCTGTCCCCAGCCGTTGAGGTTTTGTCCGACCCAAAGTCCAAGACAACAACAGCCGGGTCACCAGCGGCAGAGTCGTTATAGATCAATGCGCCGCGAGCCGTGATTGTGGCCGAGGTGAATGTCAGGTCGTTGAAGTCAGCAAACGCTGTCGTTCCACTGGTTGTTGGAGTGACATTGGTCAAAGCGCCGCCACCAGCCGAATACGACCCAGAAGCACCCACCTCGTTGCTTGAGGTATAGGCGGTCGTAGCTGCCGTGAACGAGGCACTGTTGGTGTAGAGCGCCAGCTTAAAGGTGTTGCCCGTGCCGTTGGTGAAGTTGTGTACGCCCTGCAGGGCTTCCTTTTTGAAGGACGTGCACATAAAGTTGCCAGTGAAGGCCATGTCAGAGTCTCCTTATGAGTTCGCGTTTCAATGTTGCCTTGAAACGCGCGAGCCTGATCTCGAATCCCCGGATGCGCGCTATCAGAGACAGACACAATTCGGTTCACGCACTGCTCCGCCAATTCCTCTGGCGTGAAGCCACGGTTGTGGGTTGTCTTCACCAAGACAACAGGCTCATCGCGTGGAATGCTTAGCTTGACCTCAAACATTACATGTTGATCCTTGGCTCGCCATCTCGATAGCTGTCGCGTTTCAACCGTCCATCGCCAAGGTTCACAAGGCGGCGAAGTGCGTTGTCGTATGATTGCTGATATGCGGCCATGACATCCTGCTCACCCTTCATGAAGATGTAAGCATTGATCAAACTTCCATACAGCAAGACCTCTTCTGCATTGGTGCCAAGCCAAGATGTGCCGGAATCTACAATCGACGGCGGGTCGAAGTAGTAGTGCAGCTCAACGCTATAGCTGGCATTCGGGGTCGGCCCAAGCATGAAGTGGCCCGGAGAGTTTGTGGACTGCACATCGCCATCAAACTCTGCGTAGTACTTTGGCAGCCCAGTTGTTGAATTGGATGGGTAAGCTTCTCGAATGAAGTTCACATCCTTGTCCAATAGGAACGTGTAGTTCCCATCTCCATCAATCACAGCAAGAGAGAACGGAGATAGAAAGTCAGAGGGTCGCGCCAAGAAACGGTTAGATGCCGTCATGTTTGCAGTGACGTTCTTGCGAAGCTCTGGGATCATTACCGTGCGGTAGATTCGTTCCTCAGCCTGACGTACAAACGTGGGGATATTGGACACGAAGGTTGTCTCCGTGTTTTCCGTGTAGTCCTCAATCGCTTGTACTAGCTCAGAATAGTTCATTTGAACTTACCCCATACGGTATTTGCCACCCTTAGTGGCAGACCCCATGCCACGGCACATGCCGCCGCCATCACGCATTTTTCCAACTCCATCGGCAGCAAAGGCTGGCACACTCTTGCCACCCTTCTTGACCATCTCAAGCTTTCCGCCAGCCTTTTGGTACTTCACGCCCTGCTTGATCGAGTGATCTGCCATATCATCGATCTCTTTGTCAGTTCTGGTGCGCGGACGCTTTGGCTTATTGAATGGATTTGCCTTCGGACGAGGTGACTTTTGCATGTCGATCTCCTTACGTTGTGACCACAGTCACGGTTCCAACAGACCCTACCATATACTGTGCTGGATTCCCAACCGGATTCCAACCCCATAGCTGCCTGCTGGCATCCTGAGATGTGTCGGGCCTTGGGTTCATCAAAGATTGCGGGTCATTGATTTTCACGCGGCCAAGAAAGTTTTGCGGCTGATCAGGATCAGCAACATCCCGACCTACACGGAAGCCCGTCTTGACCCCATTGTTGTATTCCCAGACAAGATCACTGAGCGGGTAGCGAAACCCGGTTTTGTCGCAGAAACCAAATGCATACTTTCCCTTGGCGTATGACATTAGCCACCCATCATGTAAGAGCTGAACGGCACAAACCTTACGGATGCACGCTCTTCATCCTCGCCGGATGCCAGATTGAACTGGAACTCATATTCCTGCTTGAGAGCAGTAACGCGGTTCGCGGCTTCTGGCTTCTTCATGGCGATGTAATAGGCAAGACCAGACACAAGAGCAGGAACGAACCGAGGCGGCACAGAGCTGGTAGATGATCCAATACCCGACGACAGGCCATCAATGCCCTTCAGGCGATAGTATGCCAGAGTGTAAGGCGTCGTAGCATCTGGGACTGGCCACAGTGTGATCTTCGTTTCGGTTGGCAACCTCTGCACATAAATCTGAGTTGGCCGCCCCTGCGTGTTCTTGTTGGTCTGTTGGGCATACGTTGAGACGCTGATGCGCTCAAGCGCCGTGTCGGTTTGATTTGTACCAGTTCCTGTACGAACCTGATGTTCTAGGAGGTCAATGGTATCAGAGGGCATTGTGTAGGTTGCGGTGCCTGCAGTGATGGCAAGTGTGCCGGAATCAATCGTGAACAGATTGAGCCCACGGTTCTGCCACTCCAGCGTCATCAGGTTAAGACTACGCCGCGCCGTTTTAAGATCGTAGCCCGAACGCATCTCAAGGCCCGCCCGCTCGTAGGCTTCCTCAAAGAGTTCCGGCAGGTCTGGTGTGACTACAGCCATCATTTGGCCTTTCTGTGAGCGGCGGTTTTCTTGGCAATATTCTTAGGCTGCGCCACAAACTGCTTACCCTTGCGTGTGCCTTCACGCTTGGCTTTGGTGCTTGCGGCATACTCAGCAGGCGAGAGAGCCTTTATTGCCGATTCAGGCAAATAACGCTCTCCCGTTGCCTTGGGCCCCTGAGTAGACGGCTTACCAGATTTGGTTCGCCACTTCTGCTCCGTCCAGTTCTTTAGACTTTTCTGGGAAGCTTTCAATCTCTGTACCCCCCGCCCTTGGCTTTGTACTGCTGCGCCAGCATCTGTGCTTTCCTAGCACTCCACTGACCCGGCTTACCACCCTTGCCACCCGACTTGATGCTTTCGAACAGAGCCTTCCTCATGGAAGGCTTTGTGTAGTTCCCAGCTTCGTTGACGCGTGACTTAGTCTTTTTCATTACTTTGCCTTCAGGCAACGACCTGCTGCCTTGCACTTTGCAGGCGACGGGCAAGAGGCGCAGGTCTTAAAGGCCTTGCCACCCTTGGCCATCATCTTCGGCTTCTTGCTGGAGGGCGCAGTTGCGATCTGCTTACCCATGTTTGCACGACTCATCATTTCTTCTTCCCCTTCTTGGCTACGCCCTTAATAGAGCCCTTGTTCTCAGCGGCATAGAAAACCTGCTCGCCTTTCTTTTTTCCATACTGTTTGGCCATAGCGGCTTTGATCTTCTTGCCTTTAGCGGTAAGCGGCATGCATCACCTCAGCAGTTCCAAGCCCGAAGGCTCTTGTTGATGCGACTGTTAGGGTCGCGCTTGGTCTTCTCGCTCGTGAGCTTCTTCTTCATGCCGCTCATACGGGCGCAGAAGGAGGCCCTACGACCCTTGTCTTCCTTGGTCTTGGGGCTCGGTGCCGGAGGCTTGAGGTTCATGCCCTGAGCCTTGGCTGACGCCCGCCCTTTTGCATTCAGGCCACCCTTCGGGTCTTTGCCTTCCTTGCGTGTCCATGCGGGTGATTTAGCCATTTGACACCAACACAAGAATGAAGAAGCTAGACGCCTCGTTGTTGTTTGAACTGCCCTGCGCCGTAGCTTCGAGGGTTGTTTTTTCAGGTATTGCAAGAGGATACTCAAAGACGTAGTCGGCAGTCCCGTTGTTGACCGTCGTAATGGCTGCAGCGCGTCTGATCCCATCAGTTCCAATAGTAAGAAGGCGACCAGCAACCTGCGCAGACCCTCCGGGTTGTCCAGCAGAAAAAAGCCCCTGAGACAGATATCCAGTAAATCCAACAGGGATTGTGTAGCTCCCGGTGATTCTCTGGTTGTAGTCAAACTTAATGAGGTCATAGACCGTGGCAGGGACACCAGCGGTAACGGTTCCAGTACCGAAGTAAATATCTCCCGCCGCCGACAAGCCAGAGCCTGCAGTCGCAACATACGCATTGTTGATGTGCAGGAAGGACTGGGTCGTCAGAACCTCAGTTTGTCCATTTAACGTAATGGTCTCACTAATTTCTTCGTAGCTCGCATCAAGACCTTCTAAAAAAACCGTGCGAGCCCCGGTTCCATTTGAAGTATCATCGGTACTGCTCGAAGAAACCTTCATTTGCAAAGCCGCTGCTGGCAAAGGAAGAATGCCCGTGTAGGGCCACACTGTCACCCTAGTCGTGTCAACGTCTGGATTGTAGCCAAAGACAGCAACAGACCGATGACCAGTAATCTGGCCACGAGAGACCTGAAGTTCGAATGGCTCGGTAAGCCCGAACCGAGAGATGGATGATAGCTCCCGAGCCATTCTGTTCTCCTTACGACCAGAAGATCGTCATTGCACTAACGTTGGTGGCCGTAGACACATATGGGTCGTTCTCGAACAACGTACCCGTACCGGGCCACATGATGTCATAGGTGCCAGCGGCACCGTAATCGATATCGACCTTGGTGGCTCCGCCACTTCCGTTTGTAATGGTGATGCGACCCGCACCACTCAATGTAGCGACAACCATTCTAAGGCGGATGCGGCCAACTCCAGCCGCACCCGTAGTTGTCAGTCGCTTAGTACTGATATCATAGTTGTCGGCCATGAGTTAGCCCTTCTTTGAGGAAGGCTTTTTGGGAGCGGGTTTTACCGCTCCCTTGTTTTGGACTTTGCTGTTCAGCTTACCCATAACTCAGCCCCTTACGAAACGGTGGCAGAGAACGGAGTAGCCTCAGAGCCAGTGGCTGCGCCGATTACGCGCACAGACCACAAATTGGTGGCAACATCCTGCAGCTCAACGGTAGCTCCGAGGATGCCACCAGTGGTGGTGCCATCAAAGGTGATGGTGTCGGTGGTCGAGGCGGTCTCAAAGATCGAAGCCGATGCATCGGTGTCATTCGCAACGATTGCCACACCAGCCATTACATCAGTCGCATCGGCAACCTTGATGGTGGTGCTGTTCGAGGTGATCGTGGTTTTGACAAAGAACTTATAGCTGTTGCCAGTGCCAGTCGCAGCGGGGAGAGTTACAGCTTGGCCAGCAGCACGATCAAGGAGAACTGTGCGGCCAGCATGCGATGTAGCGGTTGCAGTGAGAGTTGCGGTGGTGGCCGATACAATAGAATCAGGGCCAGAGATGAAGCCAGCGTTCGATACTACCGGGCCGGAAAATGTTGAAGTACCCATGTTGATCTCCTGTCGTGGGTGAAGTCAGCCGCACCACGCGGCTGTCAGGGATGCGGAAACAATACCACATGGGCAACAAAAAGAAAGGGGCGACCGAAGCCGCCCCCTCTTTATAAGTTCAATTGAACTTATGCGCCCGGCGAACCGTAGATACCCAGCGGGTCGGAAACGCCAAACGAGTAACGCTCGCGGGCTTTGTAGCGAACGTTCCCGGTGTCGAAGTCGCCATCCATAGCGGTCTGCATTGCAGTACGCACGAAGTGCTTCATGCCGTTCGGAACGTCCGTGGTCAGGAACCATGCGTCACTATCGGTGAGATAGTGGTTGACACGGTAGCCTTCCGGGATCGAGCCGTTCGACTTGAGAGCGTTGATGTCGTTATCGGCGGTGCCGACACGCAGCTCCGTCTGCAGCAGACGGGTCGCAACGAACATCAGGGACGGCGGCACGATCAGCTTGCGCGGACGTGCAGCAATCAGCAGGCCACGCTCGTCAGTGTATGCTGCGATATCAATCACAGCCTGTTCGAGCGAGGTTTCGTTGAGGTCAGCCGCGACCGTCGGGCGGTTGGCGTTGTTGGTGCCAGCCACAGTCGGGTGCGTCGTGCTGAACAGGAACGCGCCGTCACCAGAGGTGAAGACATCGAACCCGGTGTTCAGCAGCGATGCTGCCTTAACCTGCTTGGTGTAAGCCATGGCGCGAGCCAGAGCCTTCGTATAACGCGCAGACAGCGAGTCATACAGGTTATCTTCCATCGCTTCTTCAGTGATGGAGAAGCCCATTGCCACGGTTTCGTGGTTGTAACGGGCAGTGAAAGATTCCTGTGCGTTGTCATACGAGAGAGATGCACCTTCGGCTTTCACCGGAGCTGCGCCAAAACCAGACAGCTTCACTTCTTCTTCGAAGCTACGCTCAGAGGTTTCGGTCTCGTAGATTTCTGCATGCTCGTTTTCGTACTTACCGTACTCAAAGCCGAACAGGGCGTTAAGGCCCGGCAGGAGTTCTTTCAGAAGTTGGGCGCGTGAAATAGCCATGTCACAACTCCTTACAGGCCGACGTTGTTAGTCATCTGGTGAGCGCCCGGATTGAACTTTACAAGTACATCAGGGAACGCATCACTTGCAGGTGACACATGAGCAACGATGCGGAATGCAGCCGCTGCGGTTTGGACGGTGGCATCCAGTGCCGAGGTCGAGTTACCCGTCGAGGTCGAGCCTGTCGAGGTAGACTGAGCCGCAGCAAAGAACGTGTTGGTGCCAATGACCGTCTGAGCACCCGACGCGTCAAGCTGTGCTTGGAACAAAACGTTGGGGTCATCGACGACATAGGCTTTAATCGTGCCACCGTTGGCAGTACCAGTGGGATAGTATTGTGCCTGAACGAGTTGCCCCGAAGAGTTCACATACTCACAACCAACGAAGACGCCGATAGCGCCGACACCAGTTGTGCCGCTGATGCTGTTCGTGGTCAGGTCGGAACCCGTCCCGGTAGCAAGAGCAATGTATCCATCCGCGCCAATGATAACGACTTGACCATAGAACAGGTTCGTCGCTTCACCAGCCGGATCGATGAGGTACTGGGACGTAGCCCCAGCGTAAGGCATACCGTCGGCGCGTTTCACCGGACGAAGGCCATAAGGAGCGGCAGTAGTAGCCATATCTCATCCTCCTAGATTTCAACAAAGGCAAGCGACTGTTTAGGTTCACTTACCAAACGAAGTTCGCGTAGCACGTTCTGGTCGCAGAACAGGCATGCGAGGGTCTGAGTTCTTGAGGTAGTTGTTGTCCACAGCACTCATTTGGTTTGCGGCCATTGTGCGCTGGGCGTCCATCCGAGCCTCAACTTTTTCGGTAGCGTTCTGGCAAAGCAGCAACCCACCGACCTCAATGTTGTCCTTAAATCGAGAGTCGATGTCGGACACAATTTGAAGGTTTGGATGATCAACTGCACGGACAGGTGTCCAGCCCTCACGAAATCTGGAAGAGACATTCGTATTGTCTGCGTTACCCAAAGTGGATGTGCGAATCCAGCGGTAGGAAATCCCATCGCGAGGTTCGGGGGTAGGCAGCATCGAAGGTCTTTCCCATGTCACCTTACGTTTACCCTCTTCACGGGTTTCAGTATTGCGTGGGGTACGATCCGTCATTTGTTCATTTCCTTCAGCAATTGCGCCGCATATTGTTCATTTGACAGACCAAGCCGCTTGGCGAGAGCGACCTGCGTCGAGGTCAGTTGCACTTTGCGTGGTTTCTTTCCGCTTCTAGCGGCGGGGGCGACCACGTTACCAGCCTGACGATGGGGTGCTGCTTCCTCAATTTTCCCAATGTCAAACCTATCCGGGAACATGCGGCGAACCGCACGGTCAATTTGATTGTAATACTCATCGCTTCGCGGATCAACTCCACTTCTTACGAGCTTCTCGTGCAGCCCATAAGCGTAGCCAGTCATCTCTGAGTCGCGCTCGAACCAAGTGTTCTTCTGCGCCCAAGACAAAGCCTTCTCGTCTGGACGAGGCGGCTGTGGCTGCGGCTTTGTATATTCTGGCGCTGGAGTTTGAGCCTGACGCGGTTGCGGACGATAGCTGTCATACCGCATCTTCTCAGCCTGAAGCGTGGTCAAACGCTCCTGTGCCTCAATCAGAGCATCTGAGTCGCCAGCCTCATAGGCTGCCTTGTAGGCGGCCTTTGCCTTGTCCAGCTCGGCAGCAACGCGGCCCTTAGCTTGATTGACAAGAACGCCTTCGCCCTCTTCAAGCGTTTTGCGAAGCTTGTCGTTTTCAGCCTTAACCTGCTGGGCGTAGCGCAATGCCTCTTCCTGAAGACGTGCGGCCTCTTCTTTGCGGCGGCGCTCTTCATGGTATTCAAACTTCAACTGCTTGATGCGCTTCTGCACACCTTCGCTGTAAGACTGAATCTCATCGTCTTCTGGAACCTGAGCCTCGGTATCATCCGCACGACGCGCCTTGCCGCGATCCGGCTCGGGCGTGTCATCGATTACCTCGATCTCAAAGTCTTCGTCTTCAGATTTGTTCGATTGAACTTTTGAGGAGGTCTCTTCCTCAAATTCAAAATCGTCCTGTTCAAGTGCGCGGTTCATGCTCGGCTATACCCCCTTGGATCGTCAACAACCGCTTCCACGGTGTCGTCGTTGATGAGTCGAAACTCTTTCCCATGAATCTTGAATCTCGTGCCAGAGTACGAACGGAAGATCACGAAGTCGCCTTCTTTGCAGTAAGCGCCGTTCGGGAACTTGTTTTCGTCTTTGTAGGCATCAGGCCCAACCTTCATGACAAAGCCAATGATTGACGCTGTCTCTTCAGCAGACTTCAAGCCATCCGGCATGAAGACACCACCTTCGGTTTTCTCGCTGATTTCTGGGACGCCAATAAGGACTTTGTATCCTTGAGGCTGCGGTAGTTTAGACGCTACGCGCTCGTCTGTCTTTGTCTCACCCGTGTACATTTTCGTTCCTGCAGTGATTTAAGGCTCACAGTCACCCTGCGCGGACTACCCGCGAAGCTCTCCCAGTTCGCAAGATACCTTAAAAGTTCTAACTTTCAATGTATCTTTTCTCTATGTCCGCTATTTCTCCTTCTATGAGGCGCAGGGCTTCATATCGGCCAACGGCGCGATTGTATTGTTCGAAGCTATCCGCGCCACCACCCGCGAGAAATTGTTCCAGACTTTGCTTGGACTCTTGTATCGTGCGCTTTATCAGCGCGACCACAGTATCATCCATCTCCCTTAGCAAGCTCCTTTGCTATTTCGATTCCAAGTTTTGCTCCAGCCTGTTTGTCTTCACGCTGTCCCTTGTCAAGTTCCGCAGCGAGGCGGGCACCGATCTGCGCGCCAGCCCTTTGGTTTTCGGAACTGATCCGCTGAGCCTGAAGCTGTGCGTTGGTTTGCTTGTTCAGCGCATCAAGCTGCAGCTTTGCTTCGTCCATTTTGATCTTGTGCTGCAGTTCCTGCTGCTTGAGCTGAAGCTCTTGTTGCTGCATCTGCACAACAGGGTCTTGCATTTGCTGCTGTGCCTGCGCTGCCTGAGCTTCGGCCTGATCCTTTTGAAGAAGCTTTTCGGCTGCGTCCTTGGCAAGGCGAGAGATTTCGATCTCGACATCCTCTGGCAGTGCCTGATCTTCGTTTGGCAGTTCGACGCCAAGCATCTTCTCGATGTTGCGACGATACTGGAAGGCAACGTGCTCGGTGACGTGCGCTGCCATAGCCTGACCGATTGCCTGAGCAAACGGAGACTGACCAACCAGTTCGCGCATCTTTGGGTCTTGCATTGCCGCCATGTGGACAGCGATGTGAGCTTCGTGATCTTGGTACTTAAATGCCTTCACTGGCTCTTGCTTCAGCAGCATCATGTTTTCTGTGACAGGGTCTGCAGGCTTGATGTCTTCCGACAGTTTGATGATGTCGCTTGCGTCCTGAATGCCGAGAACCTCCAGCATTTGACGATGAAGCTTTCCCATGTCGTAGAGTTGTGGTGCCTGCTGTGAAAGCTGTAGGGCAGCTTGATACTGCATGATCCGCTGCGCCATGGTGGCAGCGTTCGGGTCAGAGACCGGGATAACATCAATGCGCTTGTCGAAGTCCTCGATGCGATTGAAGTCGCCATCCATTTCGTAGGCATACTCGGCGGGCATGTAGTCGTGAATGATCCTCGCAAGAATGCGAAGCTCATTCTTCATGGCAGCATGTAGGCGAGCCTGTACGCCGCTCATGACCTTCATGGAGCGTTCCATCAGTGCCAGCGTTGTACCAACGGGTGCCTGCGCGCTGATGTCGCCAACTTGAATATCTGCGACTGAGCCCACGCGGCGGCTTTCCTCAACGATATTCCCGAGTAGAGAGTAGAGAACTGCTGACGGTTCCTTGTACGGAATGAACGTGATCGAGTCTCGAATCGCTCCGCCCGGCACGTCAACATCCCTGAACTCGCCCGGCATCAGGGGCGTGTCATCGCCCTTAATGCGCAGGCCACGGGCTTTGAGACCCGCCGGAAGGTTTGACAAAGTGCCAGCATCAATGAGCTGCCGAAGGATCGATGTCGCTGATTTGGCCAGACCACCCATGAGGTGGATAAGACCTGTGCCATAGAACCCTAGACCCGGAAGGTATTTGTAGTGGACGAAGTGCATCCGCTTTTTTTTCTTCTGGTCGTCGGCATACCAGTTCCTGCGGATGGCAAGAACCTCTTTGGATGACTTGTCGATGGTCACCACGTAGGGGCGGGCAATTCCATCCGGGTCGTCAAAGTCTTCCGGCATGTTCATGCTGACATGCATTTCGAGGAGGGTGTAGCGATCATCGTCCTCAAGAACGGCGCTTTCCCCATCAAGCTCATCGTACTTGTCTTGGATGTCGGTGAAATCTGGCGCTGGATCGGGAAGCTCTACATCTCGATACATACCAGCGACTTGCATCTCCAAGATTTCGTTCTTGGTTTTCTTCATGACATGCGTGTAGCGCGGGCACGTCATGAGGTCTGAGGCACCGTAGGAAACAACAAAGTCTTCTGCAGGGATGAACATGGCACACGGGCGTTCAAGGATGGGGTCGTAGTAGACCTTCTTGAACGACGAGCCAGCAAGCGGAAGCTTGAACAGCATCTGCTCCATCTCATCGCGATACTCGGTCATTTCTTCGGTGATGATGTAGTTCATCTCCGTCTTTACCCGGTCGGCCTGATCCATTTTCTCAGGCGTCAGCTTGCCCATGATCTTGGTGCGAACAGGGCCAGAGGCCGGATAAAGCTCACTCATGGCTTGCGCTTGGAAGCGAACAACGGCTTCGGTCAGGACGGGGTGGAACACACCAGAGGCACCCTGCCACGGCTGGCTGCGCTCTTCGATCTTCATGCCAAGAAGGTCTAGGCCCTTAACGTAGGCTCGTGCCCACTCCTTGCGGGATTCCCGATCTGAATTGAAATCATCGATAAGCTCGGCGGCCATGGCTTGCAGGTCAGACTCATCAATGAACTCAGCAAGGTTTGAGTCATGGTCTGGCCCAAGAAGCTCTTCAGAGACACCACCTTCGAAGTCAATGATCACGCCGCCATCTTCCGTGTCGATGGACACAGCTTCGGGGTTGATGATCTCTACTTCGATTTCCTCGGCATCAGTGCCTTCAATGTCGAAGTCCGACGGCTCCATGCGCTTTTCAATAGCCATTCACAAGCTCCTAGTAGTACTCGACTGGCCTGCGATATTTCGGCTCGTCATCCCAGTCATCAGATTCGGCCCTCACCCAGCCACCTTGCCTGAACCTTAACAGAGCTTGAGTGGTCGAGTCCACAAAGTCATCGTGTTCCCCAGAAGGAAACGCGGCGCATTCCTCGATGACCTCTTCTGCCCATCGCGTGGGAGGATACCATATCGCTCCGCTGGCGAACAGGTCTGTAACGGCGTTCACCCTCGCGATCTTATCCTGCCCTCGTGAGGGCGTGAACTCTGTCACTGGAATGCCCATGGCTCTAAGCTCAAAGATCAACGGTGCACCAGATGCTTTCTTTTCAACAATCATCTGATCGGGGTCAAACTCTTTGAAC